AATAGCCATCGGTGACAGCGAGGAAATGCTTCGTGCCAAAGCCCTCCTGGATGAGGTTAAGGAAAGCATTATCAATGCTTACGAGTTAAAGTCCGGGCTTGCACGCACAAAGCTATCTCACCTTATGGATGCGGAAACGTGGATGAATGCCAACAAAGCCATTGAGCTTGGTTTTGCTGATAAAATCCTATTTCGTGCTGAAGAGGAACGAAGCTCTCTTGATACCGGTCAGGTGCTTATTTTTTCTCGTACAGCCGTTACCAACTCCCTACTTGGGAAAATCCCTAAACAACAGAAGGAAAAACCGAAAACCGGAACCCCAATTGAGTCGCTTTATCAGCGGCTCTCTTTAATTTCTCACTAAATTCAAGGAGGATAACAACTATGAGTGAAATTTTAAAACTTCGTGAAAAGCGTGCAAAAGCATGGGACGCAACGAAAGCGTTTCTCGATACGAAAAGAGGAAACGATGGACTTTTGTCTGCTGAAGATACAGCCAACTATGACAAAATGGAAGCAGATGTTGTGGCACTTGGTCATGAGATCGAGCGATTGGAGCGCCAGGCTACAATTGATGCAGAACTGAACAAAGTCACCGGAAAGCCTATCATCAATGACCCAGCAAAGAATACCGAGGAAAAGGTAGGAAGGGCTTCGGGCGAGTATAAGAAAGCCTTCTGGAATGCAATGCGTTCCCAGAAACCCAAATACGAAGTGTTGGATGCACTGCAGATAGGTACTGACTCTGAAGGTGGGTACCTTGTACCGGATGAGTTTGAACGGACACTAGTAGCAGCATTGGAGGAAGAGAACATCTTCCGCTCCCTGGCGAATGTAATCAACACTTCTTACGGCGACCGCAAAATTTCCGTAGTTGCTACGAAGGGTTCAGCTAGTTGGGTTGAGGAAGAGGGTGTAATCCCGGAAAGTGACGACAGCTTCGGGCAGGTGTCTATCGGAGCATATAAACTGGCTACCTTAATGAAGGTATCAGAGGAGCTCTTAAACGACTCCGTGTTTAACTTGGAAACGTATATCACAAGGGAATTTGCTCGCCGTATTGGTAACAAGGAGGAAGAAGCCTTCTTTACAGGCGATGGAGCAGGTAAGCCTACCGGTATTCTATCTGCCTCAGGAGGTGCCCAGGTTGGAGTAACTGCAGCGGCTGCTGCAGCTGTCACGATTGATGAAGTACTGGATCTTTTCTATTCCCTAAAAGCTCCTTACCGGAACAGGGCAGTTTTTGTGCTAAATGATGCCACCATTAAAGCCATCCGTAAACTGAAGGACGGTAACGGACAGTATCTGTGGCAGCCTTCTCTTCAGGCGGGAACTCCTGATACCATCCTAAACAGACCGATACGCACTTCCGCGTATATGCCTGTTCTGGCTGCATCCGCTAAGAGTATCGTATTTGGTGATTTCAGCTATTATTGGGTTGCCGACAGGCAGGGTAGGGCATTCAAACGGCTTAACGAGCTTTACGCAACTACAGGTCAGGTTGGTTTCCTTGCCACACAGCGCGTAGATGGCAAGCTGATTCTGCCGGAAGCCATCAAGGTTCTCCAGCAGCATGCTTAAGGAGGTCTGATTTATGAGCTATAACTCAAAGAATTATATGCAACAAGGCGCTGAGAAGTGGATAATCGGAGGAACACTTGAAATACTTCCGGGAGCTACGGTAACCGGGCTCCCGGTTGCTGAAAATCAGACAAATAGCGTAGCCACAGATGTTGCAGGATTAGTCACAGATTTTAATGCACTGCTTGCAAAGTTGAAGGCAGCAGGACTTATGGAAGCCGATTAAATGTGAGCGAATAGGAGGCAGACGGTATGGCATTAGCAGATAACCTCTTGCCAAGGGTCAAAGCAAATCTGATCCTGGCTCATGATCAGGATGATGAACTTCTCATAAGCTACATTACTGCTGCTGTTAACTATGCGGAAAGCTACCAGCACATTGTTACCGGATGGTACGAGACTCATACGATGCCGCCAACCACCGAGCAGGCTGTTATTATGCTGTCTGGCCATTTCTACGAAAGTAGGGATGGCTCGACAGCAGGCTTTTTTGCCGACAATGTGCAGGCGAGTCAGCAGGTATGGAATACAGTTAATATGCTTTTGAGACTGGATCGGGAATGGAGTGTTTGATATGAGCTTCGGAAAGATGAACATACAAATAGATATTGTTCAGGTGTCAATTGTAAAGGACAGCGAGGGATTTGCCACAATGAGTAACACCGTTCTGGCATCTATCAGAGCATACAGAGAAGATCGGCATGGAAGTGAGGGATGGGCAAACCTTGCAGCATTTCAGGAAGCAAGCTCTCTTTTTCGGTTCCGGGCAATACCAGAGCTTACGGTGAGCACTAAAATGACCATTGTCTGTGGAGATGAGCGGTTCCGGATTATAAGTGTAGAAGATGTTCGTGGTAAGGGAATGTATGTAGAAGCTCTTGCAAGTAAGCTGGAACCGTCAGTGAGGTGATAAAAATGGCAAGGATGCAGGTTAAAATGCCGGAAGAGTTTTTACTAAAGGTATCAAGGCTTGAGGAACAGACGGATATAATTTTGCCGAAGGTACTGGAAGCCGGGGGTGACATAGTCTTGGAAAAGGCTCAGAGTAATCTTCGTTCGGTAGTAGGACGGGATACCAAATATCCGTCTGAGTCAACAGGAGAATTGGTCGCTTCACTGGGTTTGTCTCCAGCTAAGCTTGATAAGAATGGGAATTATAACGTGAAGATTGGTTTTGCAGAACCGCGTTCTGACGGCGGCTCCAATGCGAAGCTTGCTAGCATCCTTGAATACGGAAAGCACGGACAGCCGGCAAAGCCCTTCTTGGCACCAGCAAAATCAGCTTCCCGTCGTGCCTGTATGAATGCCATGACTGCAAAGCTTGAGGAGGAGATAGGAAGAATATGAGTATTCTGGAGGAGCTGACAACCTTATTAAACAATATCCCGATTCCTGTGGAAACCGGTGTATTCAGTGGTACAGCGCCTGATGTGTATACCGTGCTTACCCCGATTGCAGATACCTTCGGATACCATGCAGATAACAGGCCGGAATATGATGTGCAGGAGGTAAGGATTTCTCTGTTTTCCAAAACAAATTACAATCAGATAAAGAACCAGATATTGAACGAATTGATTGACTCGGGATTTACTGTGACTGACCGCCGTTACCTGGGTCATGAGGATGACACAGGATATCACCATTACGCCATGGATGTGGCGAAGTATTACGAATTGGAGGAATAACACTATGGCAACTATTGGACTTGATAAATTGTATTATGCAGCAATTACTGAGGATACCGACGGCGAGGAAACATATGGAACACCTGCGATTTTGGCGAAAGCCATTAGTGCAGAGATGTCGGTCGAACTGACAGAAGCAATATTATATGCTGATGACGGTGCTGCTGAGGTAGTAAAGGATTTTAATAACGGTACACTTTCGCTTGGGGTGGACGACATTGGAGCTTCAGTTGCGGCAGCTTTGACCGGAGCGACTACGGATGACAATGGTGTACTTATTTGCGCCAGTGAGAGCACAGGAGCACTTGTGGCAGTGGGATTTCGGGCATTAAAAGCAAATGGACGCTACCGTTATTTCTGGCTGTACCGAGTAAAATTCGGTTTACCAGCGACCAACCTTCAAACAAAGGGTGAATCAATCACTTTTTCCACTCCCACCATAGAAGGAACGATCATGCGAAGAAACAAGCTAGACGGTAATGGTAAACACCCATGGAAAGCGGAGGTTACCGAGGGAGATGCAGGAGTTCCGGCATCTGTTATCACAGGGTGGTATACCCAGGTTTATGAACCGGTATATACACCGGCACCTTAATAGGAGGCTTATACTATGGATTCTGATAGAAGTGCAGAAATTATCATTGGTGGAGAAAATTATCTACTTACTCTGACTACCCGTGCCACAAAGGAAATCGCAAAGCGTTACGGTGGTTTAGAGAACCTGGGTGAAAAGCTTCTGAAAGCAGAAAACTTTGAACTGGCGCTGGATGAGGTTGTGTGGCTGATCACGCTTTTAGCAAATCAGGGAATTCTTATCAACAATTTAAAACATAAGGATGCTCCTAGGGTATTGTTAACTGAGGAAGAAGTGGAACTATTGACTTCGCCTCTGGATCTTGCCAGCTACAAGGAGGCAATTACAGAAGCGATGTTTAAAGGAACGAAGAGGAACATACTAAGTGAGGAAGAGAATTCAAAAAAGGCATAAACCGGGTGAGCGATGAGGAACTGTTCATCCGGTTTTATTATTACGGTACCGTACAGATGGGCATGGATGAAGAAAGATTCTGGCTCATGCCCATTGGTTATTTTCTTGATCTGTGGACTTGCCATAAGCAGTTCTTAGGAATGGAGAAGCCAAGAAAAACAATAACAGTAGATGACATTATCCCTAATGGTATTTGAAATATATGGATTATCATGATACACTAGTAATAAAACATTTTCTGGGTAAGAAATTAAATAACAAAACACTTATTATATCGCTGGAGGTTTACAAATGAAGAAGACATATGAAGATGTTATGCTTGATCCGAGCATTTCATTTAACACAATGATTGAGTATCAAACTATGCCAGAGCATCTATATAAATATCAAAGTTTTTATACTAATGATATGCAAGAAAATAAATATTGGAAAGATAATATTAGAGGAACATTTCATTTAAGTCTTGGTAGAGAATTTGAAGACTATAATGATTGTAAACCATATATGAATAAGCAAGAAATAAGCAGCTTTATTGAAAATTTTCTTCGCAACGGTTCCTCCTACAAACCAAGTGATAATGAAATAAAAGCAATTTGTACTGCACTTGATAATACATTGACACAGGACTATTTTGAAGGTGTTATATCTAATTATCAGAGTGATATAAGAATTGGTTGCTTCACAGAATCATCCGACAACTTCATAATGTGGGAAAAATACTCAAGTAGTAAAACTGGCTTTTGCCTAGAATACTCCACAAGCAAAAACGATCTTTTTATGCACTCGACTTTACCTGTTTTATATTCAGATCAACCTTATAACTGTTCTTTATCATTATCAACCTTTCTTATACTTGAAAGTTATCGTAGAGGAAAAGGGAGAGGGCAAGAAGAGCAATTGGAAATATTCAGATCATTATATGAAAAAGGTTTGAAAACTGCATATGTACCATTGTTTATAAAAGAAAAGGGAAAATGGAGTTTCGAAGAAGAATATAGGATGTTTTTGTTAAAAAATAGAAACACACAAATTGGATTACTGAGAGCAGAAGATATTTTGGATGAAAATTCAAATATAAATCTTTCAAATGCTATTACAGCAATCTATCTGGGAGAAAACTTTGATATGAATCCAAATCATATTATGATTAAAAATGAAATTCTCCAGATAGCAGATGAATATAAAATAAAGGTATACCAAAAGAAATTTATTGATAGAACTTTAATTAATGAGCCATTAATATAGGCTAAGTAGAATATAATTATCCGTTATTTGGGGCAACCGAAAGGTTGCTCCTTTATCATGCCCTTTTTTAAGGAGGTGGTGGCATTGGCGGACGATTTTGGATTAAAAATTGGTGTCGAGGGAGAAAAAGAATTTAAGAATGCTCTTAAGGATATCAACCAGGCTTTTAAAGTAATCGGTAGTGAGATGAACCTTGTGGCATCTCAATTTGACAAAAATGATAAAAGCATTCAGGCATTGTCCGCGCGAAATGAAGTTTTAAATAAGCAGATGGATAGCCAGAAAGATAAAATCGAGACACTCCGTGCAGCCCTTCAAAATGCCGCCAACTCCTTTGGTGAAAGCGATAGACGTACACAGTCCTGGGCAATCCAGCTGAACAATGCACAAGCAGAACTTAACGGTATGGAACGGGAGCTGGAAAGTAACAACAAGGCTCTTGAGAGTGCGGGTTCCAGCTTTGATGATGCAGAGAAACAGGCAGATCAGTTCGGTGATGAACTCAACGCCACCGCAGATGATGCAGACAAATCAGGGAATAGGTTTGAAAAACTTGGTGGTATTCTGAAAGGTATCGGGATTGCCATGGGAACTGCTCTTGTTGCAATCAGCACGGCAGCAGTGGGGGCTTCAAAAGCCTTAACGGATATGACGGTGGGGGCTTCCCTGTATGCCGATGATATTTTGACAATGTCAACAGTTACCGGCATGAGCACCGACAGCCTTCAGGCCTATCAATATGCTGCTGAACTGGTGGACACCTCGCTTGAAACATTGACCGGAAGCATGGCAAGAAATGTGAGGTCGATGACATCCGCACGTGACGGAACCGGAACAGCAGCCAAAGCCTATAAGACACTGGGTATTTCAGTTACAGATGCAAACGGGAATTTAAGGGACTCGGAAACTGTATACTGGGAAGCAATTGATGCACTTAAGAATGTTTCCAATGAGACAGAGCGTGATTCAATTGCCATGCAGTTGTTCGGGAAAAGTGCCCAGGAGTTAAACCCGCTCATTGAACAAGGCTCGGAAGGAATCGCAAAGCTTACCAAGGAAGCAGGAAACATGGGAGCTGTTATGAGTCTTGAATCCCTAGAAGCTTTGGGTAGGTTTGATGATTCTATGCAAAGACTTAGCTCAGGAAGCAAGGCTGCAAAAAACGCACTTGGAATGGTTCTCCTGCCACAGCTGCAGGAATTAGCCGATAGCGGAGTAGGACTTCTTGGTGAATTCACGCGAGGACTAAATGAGTCCGGTGGTGACTGGACAAAAATCAGTGAAGTAATCGGTAGTACGGTAGGAAGTATTGCAGATATGATTTTAAAGCAGTTACCCAATATGATACAGCTAGGTCTGGAACTCGTATCTTCTATTGGTGGAGCAATCTTAGCGAATCTCCCCATGCTTATAAATACTGTATCACAGATTATTACGACACTTTTGAATGGTCTTATTGAAGCACTTCCACAGATTACAAACGGTGCTTTGCAACTGGTGTTTGCCCTTGTGGACGGAATTATTGCAAACCTTCCTGCTATAGTAGGAGCAGCCCTTCAGATGATTGCGGCACTGGCCGTTGGAATCGGGGAGGCGCTTCCAACACTTATTCCAGCCATCGTACAGGCAGCGGTCTTGATTGCAACGACATTAGTTGAAAACCTTCCACTAGTCCTTGATGCTGCACTGCAGCTAATCCTTGGGCTTGCAAAAGGTCTTATTGATGCGATACCGCAGCTAGTCGAGGCCTTGCCTGCAATCATCACTGCGATTTTGGATTTCATAATAAGTGCAATACCACAAATTATAGATGCCGGAATTAAGCTATTGGTTTCGATCATAACTGCGTTACCTAAGATAATCGCAAGCATTGTAGCTGCACTTCCGCAGATCATTACGGCAATTATCAGGGCCATAATTCAGTCTATTCCGCTTTTAATCCAGGCGGGAATTGACCTCCTGGTGTCTCTGATCAAAGCTTTGCCGCAAATTATTAAGGAGATAGTGACTGCTATCCCGATAATTGTGGATGGTCTTGTAACAGCAATTATCGATAATCTCCCGCTTATTATTCAGGCAGGAATTGAGCTATTCCTTGCTCTTATACAGGCAATGCCGACGATCATCGTGGAGCTTGTGAAAGCAGTTCCCTTAATCATATCTTCCTTGGTAAGTGCTTTTGCTAACAACATCGGAAAGATGAGTGATATTGGGAAAAAACTGATACAGGGACTTTGGCAAGGAATTTCTGATGTTGCCGGATGGTTGTGGAATAAGGTATCCGGTTTCTTTAGCTCGTTGACGGATAGGATTAAGGATTTCTTTGGGATTAACTCACCTTCAACACTGTTTGCCGGACTGGGGTTTAACATGGGAGAAGGTATCGGTGTCGGTTTTGAAAATGCAATGAAGACGGTTGCCAGTGATATGATAAATGCCATTCCAACAGAGTTTGATGTAAACGCTGGTTACAATAGGAACGATGCTCTTGGTAGCCGCACTGGTTATGGACTTTCAGGTGCTGGAACTACAATCAATCAGAACATATCTGTCGTAACACCAAAAGCACTCTCGGAAAAGGAACTGGCAAGGGAGTTCAAGAACCTGTCTCAGAAGCTTGCGATGTCATATTAAGGAGGATTGCCCTTGGAGATTATGTATATCAATTCAGATGGAGAAATCCTAACAATAAAGCAGGCAAAACCGTATTTTCTGGAAAAACTGGACGGCACGGGTAGTATCCGAAATACCGTCAATACCTTCAAGGCACCAGAACAGGATGGTGCTTTTTATGTGTCTTCAACCCTTGATATGCGAAACATCACCTTGGAGGGAACGATTGTAGCGGAGAATGTAGATAAAGCCTATGAGTTGAGGAAAGACTTCCTTCGTTTCTTCAGTCCAAAGAAGTCCGGTGTATTAAGGTACCGAGAAAGGCAGATTTCCTGCATTGTGGAGGAAGCAGCTCTGACCGTATCCGTAAGGGAAAGAATACCGAAGTTTTTTTTAAGCCTTCTCTGTCCATCCCCCTTTTTTGAGACACTGGAGGAGTTAAGGCAGGAGCTTGCTTCATGGGATGCCTTGCTTGAGTTTGCACTTGAGATTCCAGTGGGAGGTATTGAATTAGGTGCAAGACAGCCAAGCCAGATTATTGCGGTGGATAATATCGGAGACGTATCCTGCGGTTGTGAGATTGTATTCAAGGCACTGGGCTCTGTTACCAATCCGGAGCTTTTGCATTTGGATACCGGAGAGTATGTAAGGATTCTCACCACAATGAGCTCAGGAGATGAATTTCACATATATACGCACTTTGCAGGAAAACGGGTGATAAACATCATCGGTACTACACAAAGCAATGCCTTTTATCTGTTGGATACTGATTCGGATTTCTTTCAGCTTGCACCTGGTATAAACAACCTTAGATATGATGCGTCAGTTAATCTGGAACTGCTCGATGTGAGTATTTATTATCGTCCGCAGTTTCTGGGGGTGTAGTCTATGGAACTATATGTATTTAATCAGAACCGTGCCCTAATCGGAGTTGTTGAATCCTTTGAGTATCTGAGGTGGACCAGACGCTACTCTCAGAGTGGTTCCTTTGAACTAAGGGCAAATGCATCTTCTGAGAATGCAGAGCTACTCCAAGAAGGAAATTATATCTGGAAAAATGACGATGAGGAAATAGGGGTAATCGAATATCAGCAACTGTCGCAGACTGACAGTGAGAGCATTACGGTAAGTGGGCGGTTTGCCACTGTACTACTGGGTAGGCGTATTATTTGGAACACAGAAACCCTAAGCGGTGATCTTTCTGCTTGTATCGGACAGTTAATAAACCACAATGTCATTTCACCCACAGACTCCGACCGTCAAATAGTAAATCTAAGCTTTTCATCACCGACTTTAAGTAAACCGGTGAAAAAGCAGGTTTCCTATAACAACCTTTTGGATGAAATACAGGAGCTTTGTGATGCGGCATCTGTAGGTATAAAAACCGTATTTGAACCATCAACGGGACACCTTACGGTAACACTCTACATTGGAGAGCCTTCTCAGGCTGTGTTTTCTAAGGAATACGAGAACTTACTGGATCAGACCTTTACAAAAAACACAGCTGGGTATGCCAATACCGCCAAGATAGGAGGGGAAGGGGAAAGTGAGCTTGACCGTGTCTTTGCATACATCACAGACGGTACGGGGGAAAACAGGAGGGAAGCCTTTGTAGATGCAAAGGACCTTCGTTCTGCAGATTTCCCTACTGATTATACAGAAGCCTTAACCTACCGTGGGCAGACAAGGCTTACGGAATTAGCCACAGCGCAGTCTTTTGATGTTACCGTAAATAACCATGGAAATTTAATTTATAAAACGGATTATGATTTGGGTCAGACGGTACAGGTCATATCAAAAAAATGGGGAGTATCCATGACAACCCGCATCGTTGAGGTAGAAGAAAGCTATGGCAGGGATGGACAGAGCATCAGCGTTACCTTTGGAAAAGCGGAGCTTACGATTGCACAGAAAATTAAATCAGATTTTAGTCAGGTTAGGACAGCTCTTGGTGCTCCAGCGGGAATTTCGGAACTACTGGTGGATGAAAACAGCTGGGCTGATTTACAGAGGTTTTTAGGCGGTGTCATGATAAACTCTGCAAAGTTAGCTGTGAATACCTCGACTACTGGAGGGAATGACCCTACTCAGGCAAAATACTTTCATGCAGCAAGAGTGGTGGTTAACGGTTCCTATAACCGTATTGCTTTTAAGTTTGATTACTTTGGGACGGGAACAACTCCAAAGTCAGGTACGATAGAGGGCTATGTTTACTCGACGACCTCCTTTGCAACAATGTCCATACAGTCCTTTGTGCAGTCCTATACAAGGGATAAAAGTCCTTTTCTCTCAACTGATATAAAGATTGTAAAATCAGCAAGTTCCAACAAGACAATATGGGATATCTATATCTGGCTATCGGATTACGGAACTGCTTATTTGAATGGTTTGTATGCATTCAGTGAATCAGGAAATCTGATTTCCGATCCCGATAATGGGGTATTAATTCTTGTGGCAAACCTTCCAACGGTATCATCTACCTTTTCATATGGTGGTCAGACCTTCACGGTATCGGCTGTCGATAACGGAGTGGTAAAGACGTCTACTTATAGTGAGGATGGTGTTTTTTATAAGCTGCAGCTGCCTAACCGTGATGTCAGTCTTACATCAACGGATAATCCATTACAGATTGGCACTTATACCGGAGTGAACATGGTTTTTGATGCAAACGAAATACAAACCCGTAATAATGGTTCTGGCTCCCCAATGTATCTTAACCTTGAAGGCGGTGCAGTATGTGTTAACGGTGACACTACCACAGGAATCGTTTATGGTGGTGATACGGGGTATCTTGAATTATCGGATACAGATTTGGAAAATAGTTTTACAATTTATTCTACGGCTCAACGACCGAGATTAAGAAAAATAGGGAAAATGGTTCATTTTCATGGGGCAATGTTGCCTGCTGCAGGAGCTGCCATAAATTCAGCAACCAACTTAAACTTCTATACCCTGTCAAGCGAATATAGACCAATGTCAGGGTATGTTACAGTAAGATGTCAGGGATCAGGAATTAATACCTGGCTGTTACAGATAACAAGTGCAGGAGTGTGTTCTTGCAGTCGATATGGAACAAATGCCTATGCTACAAGCATTGCAGGAACAGAATGGCTGACGTTTAATGCTACATGGTTTGTTAGTTGATAAATACGGAAAAAGTGCGGTACAACCGTGATGAAAGGGGGTATTAGAGGTGGAAAAGAGTGGTTTTTTCAATTCTTCCAGTGGTGACAGGGTGTACGATGCAGCCGACTTTGCGGCTTATTTCGGAAGCTTAGTATCTAATGGTATTTTTTATGTAACTACCTCAAATCTGCAGGTAACACCAACAGCAGGAATGACCGTTAGTATTGCGGCCGGAAGTGCATGGATAAACGGCTACCGTTATGAAAATACAGAAGCACTGAACAAGACACTGTCAACTGCTAATGGCTCATATCCAAGAATTGATCGTATCATAATCCGGTGGAGCCTTCTTAACCGAAGTATCACAGCTGCGGTATTGACAGGAACTGCGGCAGCTTCGCCAATTGCTCCTGCGCTGACACGCAGTACCGATGTTTATGAATTGTGTGTAGCAGAGATTTTAGTTCCTCAAGCGGCTACCTCGATAACGTCGGGGAATATAACAGACACAAGACTTTCTTCTTCCCTTTGTGGGACTGTGAATTCGCTGGTGACAGCGGTGTATGAGTGAGGTGAATTCCTATGGCAGATTATCAGGCTACCAATGCGTGCTGTTGGCGTGACGGTGATTATATTCCTTCCATAACCGAAGACATCAGACAGGGTGTCTACGGTGACCTGGGTGAGTGTGTTGGTGTAATGATTTTTAGTCTTACATCTATAAGAAATCAATATGAGGATTATTACCCGACAAGTGTATCACTTGCCCTGACACGTACTGGTTCCGGTTCCTGGGGCAGTGACCGAACAATGACGCTATATGCCGGAAATCAGACAGGTATTCCTGCGGTGAGTTCTTCCACAAATGTATCTGCCTCCCGACCTACAAAGGTAACCTCGGGCTATAACTATACCGTATCAGCAGGGCAGGGGGATAAAACCTTTAACATAGCAACTGCACTGGTTGACTCCATCGGAAGCGGTGCGAGCAACTGTCTCTTTATTGATGTCGGTTCCAGCACGACAAACTATATGTCGTTTAAAGGACGTAACGATTTAACAAAGATTGTTCTTACTATCAACTGGGCAAGCCGAACAACAGTAGCAGGTGCACCGACTTCCTGCTCGTTAAGCAGTACCCTTGCGGAAGGTAATGTAAGCTTGTCATGGAGTGGAGCAAAGGCAGGTACGAACAATGCAATTTCTTTCTATGAAATACAGTATAGTGATTCCACCGACAATTCCACATGGGGAAGTTGGACGGCGTTAACCACTGTAACCACATCCGCTACCAGTGGAAGCCTGTCGGTTGCTCCTCCAGTTACCAGAGGGAATTTTCGGAGATTTCGCATCCGTACCTGTGGCACAGCGGGCAGTTCGTACTATTCCAGTTGGAAGGTTTCCACCAACTCTGTCCGTAAGAATACGCTTCCTACAGCTCCAAGTACAGTGGTCGCCTCACCGGAAATATACAGTAATGAAACTATCACGCTTATATGGTCCGGGGCGGCCGGGGGAACAAGTTCAATTAAGGGATACCGAATTTCAAGCAGAACATCAACAGATAACAGTACCTGGAGTGGCTGGACAGAGTTAGCAACAATTAATTTAAGCTCCAGCAGCGGCAGTTATAATCCGACAGTTTCAAATATATCGGGAACTTATACACAGTTTGACATCTGGACGATTGACGTACTGAATGCTTATTCTACGGAAAAAGTAAGTAACAGTATATACTGCAACATTACTGCCTGCACCGAACCATCGACATTTACACTAAGCACAATAATAGCGGAAGGAAATCTGACGTTATCATGGAGTGGAGCGGTTGCCGGAGCAGGTAATGCGATAATGGGTTATGAGTTACAGTACAGCGATTCAAGTGATAACAGTACTTGGGGTGCATGGACTGCGCTTACCATAGTGACATCAGCTTTATCAGATGGAAACCTGAGTGTATCACCACCATCTATGAGGGGAGATTACCGAAGATATCAGATACGTACGTTAGGAACGGCAGGAAGCAGTTATTATTCCGGATGGAAGGGCTCCTCAAATTCGGTTCGTAAAAATATCTTGCCGACACCGCCATCCAGTCTGTCTGCATCTCCGTCTCTTTACGAGACACTATCAGTAACGATAACCTGGAGCGGAACTGTGGCGGGTACCAGCCCCATCAAGCAGTACGTACTCCAACGAAGCACATCGATTATGGGTAATCCACCATGGACTTCCTATGAAACACTTGCAATCATTGCATCTAGTGAAACACTCGGAAGTTATACGGCAGAGGCTTCCCAAACTCCCGGAACTTCAACGAGGTATCGACTAAGCGTTACTGATTCGTTGGATGCTGTCTCATCTTATGTGGTTAGTAACACGGTCAGAAAGAACAGCCCACCTATAGTTCCAGTTATAAGTAGCCCAGTGTCCGGAAAATCCATCTATAATCCAACACCGCGCTTTATGTTAACAACAGGTGTGGAACCGGATGGTCAAACGCAGATAGTGGAAGTAAAGATTGACTCGGGTGAATGGCATAACAGTGTGGATGATCCAGGGATGTTCTCCACAAGTGGTTATATTGGCGACAATACAAAAACAGTATATCAGGCATCAACCCTTGCGGCAGGGAGCCATACCGTGATCTTTCGATGCTTGGACAGTGTCTTGTTATCTCCAAGCATAGAGGTTATCAGAACATTTATTGTACTGCCTTCACCATTTGAGACAATTACAGCCAATGTAACTCATGTTAAAGCGGCACATATTCTGGCACTACGAACAGCTGTCAACACCATCCGTCAATATTATGGTATGGCAACCGTGTTATGGGACGAGGAAATCGTCGCAGTAAAGACTACCATAAGAGACTGGCCATATCACATCATGGAGGTGCGTGCTGCACTTGAACCGGTTATCACGATGATAAACAGCTTTGATACTTCTTCAACCTTTGACATACCATCAGTGACATGGCTAGCTATCGGTACTGGCAGGCCAAAAGCGGATGTGGTACAGCAAATACAAAACCTACTCCTTACAATGTAAGGCAGGCATAATACCAAGCGCTCTTATATTGCAGGGCGCTTTTTTATTTACAATTTAAGATTGGAGGTTTGGATTATGAAAGTGATATGGAACTGGATACAGACAGCTCTTGTGACAACCGGTGCGTTCATGGGATGGTTTCTTGGCGGCTTGGATGGATTCCTATATGCGCTTATTGCTTTTGTTGTGATCGATTATATAACAGGCGTGCTTTGTGCCATTATTGATAAGAATCTTTGCAGTAAAATCGGAGCCAAAGGCATCTTTAAAAAGATCCTTATATTTGCACTGGTAGGAGTAGGACACATACTCGACACGTATATTTTGGGCTCAGCGGGTAACCCGAATGGCAGTGTGCTTCGTACAGCGGTGATTTTCTTCTACTTAAGTAATGAGGGTATTTCTATTCTTGAAAATGCAGCTCATATCGGACTGCCTATCCCAGAAAAGCTTAAGGACATACTGAAACAGTTGCATGGACGTGACGACAATGGATCATCTTCACCGGAGGGATGAGTATGATTGACTTAACAAAAGCAGTAACGGTATTTATCGGGCGGCGCGGGGAGAATAATTACCGAAACATCGAGTTTGATGTATCCAGCTTACTGGAAGATAAATATCCATCAGCTGCCCTAAATGCAATATATAAAAGACCCGATGGCATTGCCTATCCTGTAGTCACGAACTACAGTACCGGAGTTCTGACATGGTCACCAAGTGCGACAGACACATCGGTCGTCGGAGTCGGTCGGTTGGAGATCAGGGTTACTTATGGAGAAGTGGTCGGTAAAAGTACCCGGATATTTACCATTGTTGAGGAGGCTCTTGCAGATGGTATTGTCACACCACCGGAACCTCCTGCACAGGAGTGGCTGAACCAGGTGCTTTCAGCCTTAGCTGCGCTTGATGTGAATGATGTATATAGTATGCTTACTCTAACCTATAACCTGTTAAATGATAACTATGGCCTACTTAACAATACGTATGATGTGGTCAATGATACACAAAACATGCTGTCCATGCGGTCGGGGATTCTACTTAACCATTGGCATCCGATAGAAACAGCTACCGCACCAGATATGGCGAGCCGAAGAGCATCCATCACATTCACTAACATTGCAAACGGTAATAACGTAGTAATTGGTACAGTGACTTATACGTTTGTCACATCCTTGGAAAGTCCGGTTGCAAACAATGTGCAGGTACGGATTCAAGGGACTCTTCGCGGAAGTGTCAAGAAACTTGCCGAAGCTACAAGAGGTAGCCAGGATGCATCAAATATTGCCTATGGGACTGGTACTAATCCGAACCCGACCTGTACATCCTACTGGACGAGTCAAATATTTTCCATCGGTGATGTTTTCGTTGCTTCTGGCGAGAGCTTATTTGTATTGGAAAGAGCGGAAAATATAATAACCGCATTGACCTTAACAGCTACTGCTACAGCGTCCATCAATGCATTTACCAGAGCAAGCTACTTAAGATATGTCATGTCGGGTAATGTTTCTGGTTCGGGCGGTATCAACAGCGTTCGTGGACCTCTGCACACGGTACTCCCCATTGGCAGCGTGGTTATTGGCGGACAGGGCGGAACGCTTTATCCGGAAACTACTTATGACTGTCATCTGCTGACTCTTTGCCGTCAATCAGATACGAGTGAAAAAGAATTGGACTTATATATCTCTAACGACGAAGTAACTTTCACCAGAATTTCACGGAGTACTCCTGTCGGAGCTGATAGCACTACTGAATCTCAGCATGTTCATATTGAAATGCGGCAGAGCAGAATCCCAACAGGTTACGGAATGTACATCCGCATGGGCAGCAATGGCACATCGTCGACGGCTTACTGTGATCTGAAATTTACCTACCATTTGTATCCTGTCGCACTTGCGACAACTACTCCTTTTGAACAGTGAGGTGATCCGGAATGAATTTGCATAAGCTAATACTTACGAATAAT